ACACGCGTAGAAGCTGAAGTATTGGAGTCTTTGGACGCGGGTTCGACTCCCGCCGTCTCCATTAAGTAGCTCAAACCATAGTAATGACAAGGCTTTAAAAAAGTGTGGTAACAATTGTGGTAACAATTCACTTTTATTTAGCTTTAAATTCAATAATTTGAGCAGGTTTGAAGTCGTTTTCCATATCGAGAACGGCTTCTTTTTCTGTTGTGGGATATAAGTGACTATAAGTGTTTAAAGTGGTAGCTACATCACTATGTCCAAGACGTGCTGCGATTACAGAAATGATTGTACCTTTGTTAATCAAATAAGAAGCATGCGAATGTCTAAAATCATGTATTCTTATTTTCTTTACTCCTGATAAAGCAACATATTTCTCGAACCGTCTGTCCAAAGTAGTTGTTGAAATACTATCATTGATCTCACCAAATACTACATAGTTCAACTTTGGGTTACGTTCTAATTTAATGGCACTTAATAAAGTCATAACATTTTTAGGCATTAATATTTTTCTACGTGATGCCTCAGTTTTTGTTGTTGTTACTTTTCGGTTATATTCTGTTTTATCTACATTGATAGCGTTAGTATCAAAATCTAAATCAGCCCATGTTAAAGCTAATAATTCACCCTTACGCATGCCACTATAATACAATGTCATGAACAATGCGTAGTACAAATCATCATCCACTACTGATACAAAAGATTTGAATTCTTCAAGAGTCCAAAAATTCACGTGTTTATTTTCTTTTAAATCAACATTACCAACAATTGAAGCTGGATTTTCTTTAGTGTACTCATTCTTAATAGCAAAGTTAAAAACAGCGGATAAAGTTGTGTGGATCTTCTTAATATGTGAAGCCGCCATTTTACTTTCAATGAGCTTATCTTGGAATTTAACAATGTCACGTTGCTTAATATTCCGTAATTCCTTACGTTTAAAATGCGGTATTAAATGTACATCTATAATACTGCTTATTTTAATATAAGAGGATTCTTTGCGTCGTTTCTGGTACCAACTTAAATACTCTTTTGCTACGAATTCAAATGTTACGACTTCTTCTACAATGCCTTCAGCTTCTAACTTCGCTTCAGCCAACAATGCAATTTTTTCTGTTTTAAAACCCCTTCGTTTAACTTGTTTTTTAGAACCATCAGGTTGTTCTATTCTAGTGATAAAATACCATGTTCCTCTAGATTCATCTTTATATACTGCCACATAAATATCTCCTTTCGAATAATCATCCTATTCAGTTATATTTACAAGTAAATCACCCCTCTCAAATTGAGAATGTTTGTTCTATTTTTTATAAAAATTTTTACCATCTATGCTTTTTAAAGATAATAGTTCTTCAGGAACTCCATTTTCTTTAATAGCATCAAAGATGGTAAAACATGAATCGTTTTTTTCTGCAAACAATTCGTCAGGTAATAACAGTTCAACAGCAAATGTATTAGCCTCTATTTCTAATTTATCTGTTGAGAATAGAGTATGTATTTTTAAAAAGGATGTGTTAGTATCCGGGTGCTGAACTGCATGACCTAATTCATGGCCACAAATAAAGATTTGAGTTTTTAAATCAGCATCTTGATTGATATGAATGATAGGTACTCTAAAATGCTTACTGTAATATCCTAGTGCATTACCTAATGGTTCGAACACAATGAGAATACCCATATATTTAGCAATTTTAAATGGATCATTGGTGCCATATTTTTTTACTAATTGATTAACGATTGACTTAATTGACGACACACGCAACACTCCTATTAACGGTACTTTTTAGGTGTGAATTTCTGTTTTGCTACACGTTTAGCTAGTCTTAATGAATTTTCTAAGCTGGATATTAATAACTCTCTATCTTCTAATTCTTCCTCACTTAATTCATCTAAAGTTCTCCCATCAAAAGATGCATGCCCCATTTTAGATAACCCTTCAAGCATTTTTTGAAGTTCTACTTGTATAGATTGTTCATCTTTTTCAGTTAGTTTTGGATTAAAGGAAATAACTTTATCATCATTTATTCCCAATAAGTAATCGGATGACACTTTGAAGTAATCAGCTATAATTCTTACGTATTCCATTTTTGGATCTGTCCCATTTTCATAACGAGAAAGCATACTTTTACTTATATTAGTATCGTATAGGGTATTAAGTTTATTTGCTAATTCTTCAAGACTTTGTTTACCTCTTAATTCTTTTAACCGTTCACCGAACGTGTTCATACGCTATTCTCTCCTATCACTATTCCTCTTATGGGAATATTTTATAATATAAGTTCCATTATTGCAACAATTAATCAAAAAATAATTCCACTTAAGGAACTATTTATGTTGACATGGCAAAAAATATGAATTATATTTGAGTTGTTCCTAAAATGGAACGTTGGGAGGTGAAAGAATTTGGATACAAGAAATAGACAACCTTACAACAAGATAAAAGCATTTTTAGTTGAAAATGAAATAAAACATAAAGATGTTGCAGTTTTGTTAGAAATGAAGCCAAATACAATATCAAAAAAACTCAATGGATTTGGTGGAGATTTTACATTAGAAGAAGCAAAATTGATGCATGTTGAACTCGGCGTACCCATCGCCTATTTTTTTGAACCTAACGTTCCTAAAAAGGAACGACGGATGATTTCATGAAGGAGGTGATTTATATGAAGGACAACTAAACCTTTCGATTGGAGTGAGTTATATGTATTACAAATTGTATGTTGCACGTAAAGAAAACAAATTAAAACAAGTAGATGTTGCCAAAAAACTAAATATTCACAGTGTCACTTATAGTCGAAAGGAGACTGGCGAAAAAGAGTTTACATTGTCCGAAGCATTCAAGCTTGCCGAAATGTTCGATACTACTGTGGATAAGCTTTTCGGAGGTTAAACCGAATGAACACAACCAACAAACAATGGTTAGCGATGTCGGATGAGGAAAAACGGGTTGCTTTAAATAAGCGATTGAGAGGTGAAGGTAAATGACAGAGCAAGAATTTTGCGATTGGCTGCTCGAAGATTACGGCTGGCAAGCTACAAAATAATTAATATTCATGTTGCAGGTAAAATAATCCGCGTTTTGTACGCGAAAGGAGGCGAGATTGGCGGATGGCTCACTATGAATGTAAATATTGTGATTCCTGTTTTGGTTCAACTTTGATCGATGGTGATCGAGTGTGTGTTGGATGTGGGGCTGAATGGGCAGATGCAAAAATTCTAGTAGAAGATGAGGAAGAAGGTGAAAACAAATGAACATTAAACCAGTACCAGTTGCATTAGTCGGTGAAGCCTTAACAAGTGTTACGCCACTGTATGAGTTACACCAAATTGCTTGCGAGTTACCTTTAAACGTTCTATCAGATGTTAAACAGCGAATAGGTGATTGGCTAGCAAGTGGTGGAAAAGAAACGGATCCATACATTAAACAACAAGTTGCATATGCAAAGAAAGTTTACCAGGCATTGAGAGGAGGTGAAAGAGGATGAATAAATACACAGGAGAGTTTTATGTCCAAAGCACTGGTAATGACAAAATTTTCGTTGGCAATCGTGTACGTTGTAGCTGGAACTCTAAAGGTTATAGTGGCGGCTGTTGGCATGGCGTAATAACACGTATCACATCAAAAGGCATTTATATTGATGTCGGCAATAAGCGTGATAAATACGTATGCTTCGTTGATATTCAAGAATTATCAATATCAGTTTAAAAAAGAGGTGAAAAAAGGATGAAACTTCAATCTGCAGATGAAATGAAAAAAGTTTCTGGAAGTAATTTTAGTAAATTGAAGGCAAATGCATTGGAAAGCGATGAATTTAAAAAACTTATTAAAGGGATTGAAACGCAAGCTGAAAAAGGTCTTTGTGAGTACACATATTACCACAATACAGACAAACAAATTGTATCCATTTTTCAATCGGTACTACTAGAGAATGGCTACAAAGCTAGTAGGCATCTTTCAGATTTAGGTCTAACTATTAAATGGTAGGAGGAAATCAAATGAAATCAACAGGTATTGTACGTAAGGTAGACGAACTTGGTCGCATTGTTTTACCAAAAGAGCTAAGACGTACTTTAGGAATCGAGGAAAAGGATCCAGTAGAAATTTATATCGATGGTAACCAAATCATTCTACAAAAATATTTACCAAACAGTGAAAAAGAAGATGTAATTTCATCTTTACAAAAGATGGCTTCAAGTGCTAAAAACCCAAACGTGATTGAGACTATTGAACGTGCAATTAAATTAATTCGGTAGGGGTTGAGTCTAATGAATGTTAAGGATGATATTACTTATGACAAATATGGACGTATGCAGTACCATCCAGAGTTTCATTTTTCTCATGGTAAACCTTTTAGTGAATCGGAACTTGAATACATTTGTAAGTTTTACGAGGTGGACCACACTAGAATGATTTCATTTGCAATTGGAAGGACAGAACACACTATTCGATCAAAAGTAGACTCTCTAAGAAAAAAGGACTATTCAATCATTATAAAAATCTTAATAAGCATTGGTAGGTGGATTGTTTGAAAACAGTTGAAGATTATCCAAGCGAAGATATGTACGGTACTGAAATTCAAAAAGGGGATATTTATTATATTTTCGGTGAATCAGTTGTCTTAGAAAGTAATTTAGATGATTACCTTACAGAGCATCTAAAGGGTGAAATGCTCCTTGCAAAATAAAATGAGCCCATACCGTTGCACCGGATATAGGCTCACAAGTAATACACCAATATCAACACTATAACACGAAAAGAGGTAAACTTATATGAATTTTACATTGAATATCCAAGCACCAGGTCTTGAAAACGCCCTGAATAACTTAGCTTCTGCACTACAAGGAAACGTTGTTAATGTTGCGTCGGTTGTTAGCGAACCTCAATCAGTTCCGCAACACCACCAACATCAGCCAATGCCTGAACAAATTCAACAACCTGCAGCTGTTCCAACTTCTACGCCAGTACAGCAACCAATGCACCAGGTACAAGGGCAACAACCTATGGCTCAACCACCTGTTCAGCAACAACAGCCAATGCCTCAACAAACTGTGCCAACTTCGCAAACATCTTATTCAATGGATCAATTAGCTGTAGCTGCAACTCAACTTATGGACGCAGGAAAACGAGAACAATTAATGCAACTTCTAGCGACATTTGGTGTACAAGCTTTAACAACTTTACCGCAAGAGCAGTATGGCGCTTTTGCAACAAAATTACGTGAGCTAGGTGCAAACATATGACGAAGGAAATTAAGCACGCTGAGAGGGCGCACGCGCTACTTTCGGCCTCTGCATCCTCTCGTTGGTTGAATTGTACACCTAGTGTCCGTTTAGAAGAACAGTTTCCTGATTCAACGTCTACTTATGCCGAAGAAGGTACACTTGCACACGAAATAGCGGAATTAAAGCTTCGTAAATACTATACCGAGCCTATGAGTCAACGCACGTTTAACACTCGTTTGAACAAGATGAAAAAACACGAATTGTTCCAGGAAGAAATGTTGAAACATACAGACACATACCTGGAATACTTGCAGGGCCTTACAATCGGCATGAAATCAACGCCTTATGTAGCAGTAGAAAAAAGGATTGATTATAGCGCTTATGCGCCTGAGGGCTTTGGTACAGTAGACTGCTTAATTATTAGTAGTGACACGCTTTACGTAACTGATTTTAAATACGGTAAAGGTGTTTCAGTGAGTGCCGAAAACAATCCTCAAATGAAGCTTTATGCATTAGGTGCTTTGATTGAATATAGCTTTTTGTATCCAATTAAATCTATTAAATTGGCAATTATCCAACCTCGTTTAAATAGTATTTCAGAATTTGATTTTACAGCTGATGAATTACTGGCATGGGGAGAGGAAATAAAACCGATTGCTCAACAAGCTTTTGAAGGTGTAGGGGAGTTTGTGCCAGGTGAACACTGTAAATTCTGCAGAGCTAAAGCACAATGCCGAGCAAGGGCAGACCAATACGCAGCATTAGACGATTTTAAACAAATGAAACCGCCATTGTTAAGCAATGAGGAAGTTGGCCAAGTTTTAGAAAAAGCACAGCATATTGAGTCATGGGTCAAAGCTTTAAAAGATTATGCCTTAACAGAAAGCTTAAAAGGCACAGAAATAGCAGGATGGAAAGCTGTTGCTGGCCGAGGTTCAAGATCCTTTACTGATTTAGATTCCGCATTTGCTCACTTAAAAGAGAACGGAATTGATGAAGCTTTGCTTTATGATCGTGTACCATTGACTGTTTCACAGATTGAAAAAGTATTAAAAACTGAACAATTTAGAAGTTTGCTAGAAGAACCTGGACTTGTTCAAAAATCCGCAGGAAAACCAACGCTTGCACCAATAGGAGATAAACGAAAGCAGATCTTCAATGCTCCAGATGCCGCAAGCGATTTTAACTAAACCATTCAAAAAGGAGAAATGAAATTATGACTAATCAAAATCCAACTCGTGTTGTTACAGGTGAAGTACGTTTAAGCTATGTGAATTTATTACGCCCTCGCGAAACTCAAAGTGGGGCTATGAAATTCAGCACCACTTTACTTATTCCAAAATCTGATTTTGCTACAGTACAGCGCATAAATGCGGCAATTGAAGCAGCAAAACAAATTGGTAAAACAAAAGTTTGGAACGGTGTTATTCCTCCAATGGTCGCTATTCCTTTACATGATGGGGACGGTGTTAAGCCTTCTGACGGTATGCCGTTTGGCGATGAATGCAAGGGTCATTGGGTTTTATCCACTTCATCAGGAGCCGATCAGCCTCCTAAGATTGTTGATATTAACCTTAATCCTGTTATTGATCCAACAGAAGTTTATTCAGGAATGTATGCACGTGTAGCAATCAATTTCGCACCTTATGCACAAGCAGGTAAAAAGGGTGTTGGCTGTTACCTAAGTACAAACGTTCAAAAAACACGTGATGGAGAGCCTTTAGGAGCATCGGCACCAGCTGCAGCTGATGATTTCGGGCAAGGTCTAGGAGGAGCGCCAGGTGTACAAGTGGATCCGGCTCAATTGCCTTTTAACCAACCACAATACTCACAACAACCACCAGCTCAACCTGGTTATGGCCAATATCCACAATACCAACAACAACAACCGCCAATGCAACAAGGATATGGTCAACAGCATCCTATGCCTCAGCAAGGATATGGCCAACAACAGCAACAACCTGCACCACAGCAACAACAGTTTGATCCAATTACTGGCGCACCAATCGGTGGCGTTTATGGACTATGATTCAATCATTAAATATCGACATTGAGACTTTTAGTAGCGTTGATATTAAAAAGGCGGGATTGTACAAATATGTGCAATCCCCCGATTTTCAAATATTGCTTTTTGCGTACTCAGTGAACGGTCAACCTACACAGATTATTGATTTAGCACAGGGCGAAATGATACCTCAAAACATTATTCAAGCTTTGGCTGATCCTTATGTAACAAAGCACGCTTATAACGCGGCCTTTGAATGGTATTCATTAAGTAAATTTTTTAAGACTCCTTTAGAACAATGGCGCTGTACGATGTTTCACGGCTTATATTGTGGATTTACAACCGGTCTTGGGCCAACAGCTGTTGCGCTAGGTTTACCTCAAGATAAAAGGAAAATGACTGCAGGTACAGCTCTTATTAAACTATTTTGCACACCGACAAAGCCGAACAAGAAGAATGGTGGTCGTACTCGCACGTTACCTCATCATGAGCCTGAAAAATGGTTGCTTTTTAAGGATTATTGCGTGCAAGACGTTGAAGTTGAGAAAGAAATTGCAAGGCGGCTATATCGTTTTCCAGTACCGCAAGCTGAACAGCAGCTTTGGGAGCTAGATCAGCGAATAAATTTAAGAGGTGTAAAGATTGACCAAGAGCTAGTAGAAGGTGCTTTACATGTTGACGCCTTAACTACTGCAGTACTAACAATTGAAGCCTCAAATATCACAAAACTTGCGAATCCTAATAGTACTCAGCAACTTACTGTGTGGCTTGAAAGTAAGGGAATTCAGGTTGAAAATCTTCAAAAAGAAACGGTTTCTAATTTAATAAATGAGTCAACCGGTGAGGTAAAACGAGTTTTAGAAATCCGGCAAGAACTTTCAAAAACAAGCGTAAAGAAATACCAAGCAATGATGGAAGCTGTGGGTGAAGATGGACGAGTAAGGGGCCTTTTACAACACTATGGTGCGAACCGGACAGGAAGATGGGCCGGGCGATTAGTACAAGTGCAAAACCTACCTCGAAATTACCTTGATACATTGGGACTTGCTAGGGATTTAGTAAGTACCAAAAAGGTTGAAACACTTAAATTCATTTATGGGAATGTACCTGATACTTTGTCTCAGCTTGTACGAACAGCATTTATACCAAGTAAGGGTAATACTTTGTTAATTTCAGATTTTAGTGCTATTGAGGCGCGTGTCATTGCCTGGCTAGCGGGTGAACAATGGCGCTTAGACGTGTTCAATACACACGGGAAGATTTACGAGGCCTCAGCCTCACAGATGTTTGGCGTTCCACTTGAACTGATTAAAAAGGGTAATCCAGAATACGAGTTACGACAAAAAGGGAAAGTGGCCGAACTTGCTTTAGGGTATCAAGGGGGATCCGGTGCGCTTATACAAATGGGAGCCTTAAATAACGGCTTATCAGAAGACGAGTTACCGGACATTGTAAGGCGCTGGCGGTCTTCAAATAAAAGAATCGTAGATTTATGGTACTCATTAGAAAATGCGGCGCTTGCAGTATTACGAACAGGGCAACCAGTGGGCGTTAAAGGCTTACTATTCGCTAGGGAAAGCGATATTCAAAACGGATTAGATTTCTTAACTGTCACACTACCAAGTGGCCGCAAATTGTACTACGCAAAACCTTTTCTTGCTGAAAATGATTTCGGTAAAGAAGCTATCCATTATTGGGGCATGGATCAAACAACTAAAAAGTGGAGCAAGGTTTCTACTTATGGGGGTAAATTAACCGAGAACATTGTCCAAGCCGTTGCTCGTGATTGTTTGGCCGAAACATTAAAACGTTTAGAAATTTCAGGTTATGAAACCGTGATGCACATTCATGACGAGGTTGTGCTTGATGTACCAGTGCATTTAGCTGATTTGGATAAAGTGGCGGCCATTATGGGCCATCCTATAGCCTGGGCGCCAGGATTGCCGTTAAATGCCGATGGCTTTATTTCGGCTTATTACATGAAAGATTAGGAGGGTAAAAGTATGTCCTATGAGGATCATTTTAATTCTATTGTTAAAAAATTACGATCTGAGGCGCAAAGCATTAAAAGTAAATTAAGAGCGCAAAACATTGACCGTGATAAAGAATGGAAATTAGAAAATCAATTGGTCAAGCTTCAAAATACAATTGCTCAGTTTGACACCAAGAAAGTAAAACCTCGAAAACTTTCAAATGGATCTGTTGTAAATGTGTTTATTCTTGATGCTTTTTTAAAGAAATTAAAACAGTTTGACCATGAATTAGTTGAAACAAGTGATGGGCTAGAATTGCGATATTGGTCTAAAAAACATCCGGAGCATTCAAAAGGGAAAATGATATTTTACGCCCTGGATCGGTACTTACTCTTTGAAATTCCTTTCTTAGAAGAATCTTATAGAGTGGTAAAGCTTGAAAAGGCCCTGGCATAAGGAAGGATGAAAGCTGCTATGCAACATAATCGACAAATAACAATATCGGCAGCTGGGAGCAGGAAAGCGACTGTATGGCCTGCTCAAAAATTATATTGGTCTGAATTAGTTGAACGGTTACGTACACCAATCAGAGGCACAGAAGCATTAGAAGAATATCTGAAAATGCCTAAGTCGCAACAGGACGAACTTAAAGACGTCGGGGGCTTTGTTGCTGGTGAATTATTAAATAACAGACGTAAAGCCACAAACGTATTAAGCCGTGACATTTTAACACTCGATTTGGACAACATCCCGTCCAGTGGTACTCAAGATGTACTGAGAAGGTTGGAAGGTCTAGGGTGCGCTTATGTAACGTATAGCACACGTAAACATCATGAGAGCAAGCCGCGTTTACGTGTGCTTGTTCCTTTTAACCGGACCGTTACAGCAGATGAATACGAGCCCTTAGCGCGTAAAATGGCATCAATTATCGGGATTTCTTTCGCGGATCCTACAACATTTGAAGCTTCAAGGCTGATGTATTGGCCGAGTTGTTCAGCTGATAGTCAGTATGTATTTCAGTTTGGCGATAAACCGTTTTTAGACGCTGACGGTGTGTTGGCTATGTACGGTGATTGGCGCAACATTCAGGAATGGCCGGAGGTACCAGGAGCAGGGCAAGCACATGTTCGTTTAGCAGCCAAGCAAGGGAATCCGTTAGATAAACGAGGAGTGATTGGGGCCTTTTGTCGCCAATACGATATACACGCGGCCATTGATACATTTTTACCTGGTGTCTATACGCCAACAGATGATGGTAGTGGCCGTTATACGTTTATTGAAGGATCAACCGTTGGTGGTGCTGTTATTTATGAAGATGGGTTATTTCTTTACTCGCACCATGCAACTGATCCTTGTAGTGGGAAACTAGTAAATGCTTTTGATTTAGTGCGGTTGCATAAATACGGGGATTTAGATGATGAAGCAAAGGCAGATACACCGGTAAATAAATTACCTTCATTCATGCAAATGAGTTCATTCGCTTTAAACGATGCTGGTGTGGCAGCCGTGATGAACCAGGAACGTTATGAACGTGCAGTTGCAGACTTTGGCCAACCGGGGAATGTAGCAACGACAGGGGATGAAGTGAGTTGGATTCACAAATTAAAATTGAATCCTGCTAATGGCCAGCCACAGCGAACAAGTGAAAATGTGCTAATTACTTTAGAAGGTGATACAAATTTACGTGGCCGGATCCGGTTAGATGAATTTGCAAATGCCATTGTCGGTTTTGCACCGATGCCCTGGGCGCCTCGTGATCAGGAACAAGGTTCTTTTCAATGGGGTGAAAATGATGATTTTGGCCTAGCAATCTATTTAGAAAAAGTGCTAGGTTTTCAATCGAAAGACAAGATTAAGCCTGCATTAAATCAGTGTGCTGCACGTAACCGGTTTAATCCTGTTACAGAATACTTAAACAATGTTACCTGGGATGGTGTGAAACGATTAGAGACACTATTTATTGAATATCTTGGTGCAGCAGATACACCTTATGTGCGTGCTGTTACACGTAAATCATTTGTTGCTGCAGTATCAAGGGCAATGGTTCCAGGCTGTAAATATGACACAATGCCTGTATTAACAGGGGCTCAAGGTTTAGGTAAAACCACGTTAATACAGATGATGGGGAAAGCCTGGTTTACGAATAGTGTCGAAACTTTTGAAGGGAAAGAGGCTGCTGAATTGCTACAAGGCACGTGGATAGTTGAGATTGGTGAAATGGGTGCCTATAATCGTTCAGATTTAAATACGATTAAGGGCTTCCTAAGTCGAACATTTGACCATTATCGTGCTGCTTATGCAGCGAAAACAGAAAAGCATCCAAGGTGTTGCGTGTTCTTTGGTACCAGTAACCGAAGTGACTATTTAAAAGATGCAACCGGAGGCCGCCGTTTTTGGCCAGTTGATGTTGGTGTGCAGCATAACGTGAAAAGTGTGTTCCAACATTTAAGTAGTGAAGTGGATCAGTTATGGGCTGAGGCCGTGATGTATTGGCGGCTGGGCGAGTCGCTGATATTAACTGGCGAATTGTTAGAAGAAGCGCAACGTCAACAGGAGAGTCATTCAGAACAGGATCCACGTGAAAGTCTGATACGTGAATTTGTTGAGCGTAAAGTACCTTTAGACTGGCAGAAAAAAGATGTTAGCACAAGGAAAGCGTATTGGGGTGGCGAGTTCGGAAATCCGGAAGTTGTCACAGAAGAACGTGATCGGATTTGTGCAGTAGAAATTTGGGTTGAATGTTTGCAGGGCGAGATCCGCAACATGAAGCGTACGGATTCAATAGCTATAAATGATGTAATCGGAAAAATGGAAGGATGGGAAAAGCAAACAAACGCTTTTAGATTCGGCCCTTATGGAAAAGTGAAAGGCGGATTTATCAGAAATTAAAATGTCAACCTTCCTTCGTTTTCAACGTCAACTTTGGCCTGTTTTGTCAACCTTCTAAAAAATGTAAAATGTCAACCTGTCAACCTCACAAAACATAGAAGGTTGACGGCAAAGTTGACGCTTGAAACCTTGTCATACCTACATTTATTTATATATGTCAACCTTGTCAACTTTAATATAAACAAATATATAAATTAGGCATATTAGGTGGATTAGGCGTATATACGTTATGCCTAAATAGCCTAATTATATATATAGGTGAAAATAGCAAAAGAAAGTAGACAAGGTTGACAAAGAATTGGAGGCTACTATTTTGAGAGAAAGAGATATTGAAACTCATTTACGAAACGAGATAAAGAAAATCGGAGGAAAAGCTTATAAATGGGAATCACCAGGTAACGCAGGTGTGCCGGATAGGATTATCTTTTTACCAAATGGCCAAGTGCATTTAGTAGAGTTGAAAGCGCCAGGTAAAAAACCAACAGCCTTACAACTTGCACAGCATCGAAAATTAGCATTACTTGGCCATCAAGTTTATGTGTTAGACAGCAAAGAAGCTGTAAATGGATTTATTCAGGATGTGATGTAAGCATGACAAAGTTTGTGCCGCATAGTTACCAAAAGTATTGCATTAATCGAGTGCTAAATACGCCAGCACTTGGATTGCTTCTAGATATGGGATTAGGAAAAACAGTAATCACATTAACCGCAATTAACGATTTAAAATATAACCGTTTTGCCGTACACAAAGTATTAGTTATTGCACCAAAAAAAGTTGCTGAAAGCACCTGGGCAAAAGAAGCCTCTAAATGGGATCATTTAAAGTTGCTGAGGATCTCAACAGTATTAGGAACTGCAGCAAAAAGAATAAGAGCATTAAATACACCGGCAGACATTTACATTATTAACCGTGAAAATATTCCCTGGCTAGTAGATTACTATAGACAATCCTGGCCGTTTGACATGGTAGTGATAGACGAGTTTTCAAGTTTTAAAAATCATTCCTCAAAGCGATTTAAAGCATTAAAAAATGTACGGCCACACATTCAACGAATAGTAGGCCTAACAGGGACGCCAGCACCAAACGGCTTATTAGATATATGGGCGCAAATTTATTTACTTGATGGGGGTCAACGTTTAGGGAAAAATATCACAGGTTTCCGTGAAAGATATTTTGAACCGGATCAACGTACAAGGGATCGAATATTCTCTTATGCGCCTAAAGCTGGCGGAGAAGATGCCATTCAAAATTTAATTGGGGATATATGTATTTCCATGAAAGCAGAGGATTATCTTGAATTACCGGACATTACCTACAACACGATACCGGTAATACTGGATAGCAAAGCAAAGAAAGCATATGAGAAATTAGAAAAGGAAATGTTACTTGAAATAGATGAATCAACAATTGATGCGGGATCCGCAGCTGTTTTAACCAATAAGCTTCTTCAACTATGTAACGGTGCAGTTTATGACGAAGATAGAAAAACTGTTGATGTTCACGATTGCAAGATTGAAGCCTTTAATGAGCTTATCGAAGGATTAAACGGAAAGCCGGCACTTGTCTTTTATAACTTCCAACATGATAAAGAACGGATAATTAAAGCACTTGGCAAGACAAGTTTAAGAGTACGAGAATTGAAAACACCACAAGATGAAACAGATTGGAACAATCGTCAAATTGATATTTTACTGGCACATCCTGCATCTGCAGCATACGGCCTTAATTTACAGCAAGGCGGCAATCACGTTGTATGGTTCGGTCTTAATTGGAGCTTGGAATTGTACCAACAAGCAAATAAACGTTTACACCGACAAGGGCAAACAGAAAAAGTAATCATTCACCATTTAACAGTATCAGGTGGAGTTGACGAGGACGTTATTTCAGCATTATTAGATAAATCAAGTACACAAGACCATCTAATGAATGCCTTAAAAGCAAGAATTGAGAAGGTAAAAGCAGCGTAAAGAGGTGGAAAATGTGAAGCAATCAAAATTAATCGAAGAAGTTACACAAATAGCAACTTTGAAAGCCATTGAGGTGTTTAATGACCAAAAGGAACAGGCTATACAGAAAGAACAAAGTAAACGACTGCATAATACTAAATTACTTCTAAAACATTATCAGGAGTTTAAGTTATACGTTGAAAAGATTGATGAAGATGTAAAAGTGTCTATTCCAAGAGTATTAGTATCAGAAGGGAAAAACCTTATTGACCTGATTACATTTGGCGAAGACATTATTAGTTCAATCAAAGAAACATCGAAACGAACAATTGCAATGGTACAGTACATTGATAAAGCACTCGACACGCTAGACTACATGTATAAGCAAGAAAACAACGTGAGGTATTTCAACATACTGAAAAAAAGATATGTAGATGGCCAAACAATTTCGTACCTGGCCGAATACTATCATATGAATGACAGAAGTATTTACAAAGCATTAGAAAGCGCAACCGAGAGGTTATCTATTTTATTGTTCGGAGTGTACGGTATCAAAGTCGAGTAGGGCAAAAAAAGGGCAACATAAAGGCAGTATTATCATGATAAGATGATAGTATCAACAGTTTTGTAAAAGTACCGATTTCCCTAAGTCGGTACTTTTTATTTACATTTACTAAAGTGTATGATAAAATACGAACGTAAGTTCCCTAGTGCTATTGCTTTATTTTATCTTGGAGTCATGTATAATTTTGTATAAAACTGTTGATAATTAGGGGATGATTACGAGTGGTTACTGTGACAGAATTACATGATTGGCTTCAAGATGCTGCAACAGAAAACGATATAAGATTATATTTTGTTAGAAAAAAAACAAATGGTGAGTATAATTCGTATTCTCCAAATATTAGTGAGGCCTTACATGATACTTTATTCTCAATTGCTTTTACTTCTATTCTTAGTATTAATGGTCTTGAACAGCGTCCGTTTAACCCAATTGGATCAATATCAGGCACTATCGAAACATATGATACTAATCAAGTACAAAATTTTGTACAAGTTTTAGAAAGTTTAAATGAGCAAGTAGTCAGCAGAGAACAATTGCTTGCTGAAGATATAGCAAAACTAAATTTTTATTGCCTTAAAATAACTAACTCTGAAGAAGAATCTATGTATCTGTTTAGAAGGGTTACGAAGTTTAATAAATTAACTAAAGGCAATGGATTTATGGGGCGATTTATTGAAGGTGGCTTTGAAAAGTTAGAGGGTAATCTATTGGGAATGGATGATGCGATAGATATCATAGTGTTTAATCAGGAGATGTTTATACTTAATCATATCTCATTAGAGAGGATATTCTCAATCCATGAACAATACTCCCAAAATGCTGAACAAGCATTACAGAGAATTGAGCAGTCAGGCAAAATTGAAAACTTTGAGAGCTTTAGAGAAGATTGTTTAAACGACAACAGAATAACAAGAACTTTAACTAAAGTATTGGATACACAAGATGCACTGGATAATGTGTTTGCAAACTTTCAAAATGTTGTTGAAGTAGTGGATCTTTTCCAATTGCCAATAGAGTTAATAGAGGATAATGAAAAGATTTTATACCAAGAAAAATCTCAATTGTTGGATATAATAAGATTGATAAAAGATTCTTATTATCGAACACTGATTAACCAACGAGAGGGCGTAGACGATTTATAAAAAATAGGGGAGATGCGTGTGTCGACAAGAATATACAGAATGCTATCGTATATCGCATCATATTTTCCATTGTATATTTTGCTTATTATTTCTAACTATAATGTTTTTTGGGGGGTAGATAAACTTAAACAAATAGCTAAATTTGAAAATAAACCTATTTCAATTTTTATTTTAGTTTTAGTTGTTTTAGTGTTAATCGCCTTTCTTTTTCAACTGTTGGTTAGCAAGATACTAAAAATAACGGAAAGACATAAATTTAAAACGATGAAAAGGCATGATGATAAAATTCTTAATTATGTCGTAACCTATATTGTACCTATGCTATCCATTAATGTATCCAATACATCTACTTTAATTAGTAACCTGGGTCTCTTTGTACTTTTTGGATTTTTATACGTAAAAAACAGTTTAGTACATCTTAATCCTATGCTACTAATTTTTGGATATAATATTTATGTTGATGAGGATGATGTAATAGTGATATCTAACCGTACACTTTATCAATTGAACAGTAATGCAGGAGAGAGAGTTCATGCTAGGCGTTTGAGTGAGAATATTTACTTGATACGGAAGTAGCATAAACAAAAAATAAATGTATTAAAGTCACACTCACCATGAGTCGTGACTTTTTATTATGCATAAGAAAGGATGTGACACGATGCTAAAGAGTTGTGCATATTGTGGTGGGATACATAAGCATGGGCAACGGTGTCCATCTAAGCCAATAGCTACTAAGAAGACTACACACATAGATAGGTTCAGGTGGAGTAGGGCATGGAAGAATAAGCGTGCATACATAGCTGACCGTGACAAACATCTATGTCAAGTATGCTTGCGTAACCTACACAATACACAGACACAATATAACTTCACAGACTTAGAGGTGCATCATATAGAACCTATAGCAGATGCATGGGACAAGAGGCTAGAGGATGACAACCTTATATCGTTGTGTCGTTATCATCATGAGCTAGCAGAGAAGGGAACAATACCTGCAAAAGAATTAAAAAACATTATCTTGGAGAGTACCCCCGGGGTGTTTGGTTAAAAATCGTGAAATCACTGTACACCGACTGCCCCTATTTGCTCTAAAAAAATTCCCTAAATGAAAATTTTTAAGGAGGTGAGGAAATTGGCTAGACCGTCTAAAAGTGTCAAAACAATGAGTAAGAATTTAACGAAGGAAGAAATCGCAATTCGTACTCAAACAGAAGAAAAATTAAAAGGTGCTGCCGATGAAATCTTGCCTCCTACACATTTGAATGCAAGGCAAAAGAAAATTTTCAATTTCATTGTGAAGGAGTTACAAGCAAGTGGGATTCTTGGAAATATTGATATTTATATTCTAAGTACCTGCGCAGTAGCCATTGACCGAGTACAGCAAATTGAAAGAATCATTAACAGGGATATTGAAAGGCTTTTAGATCGTAACTTATTGAGTGCTAAAGATAAGTATTCAAAAGAATTTTTCCGTTGTTGTAATGAATTAAGCCTGTCGCCACAAAGCCGAGCTAAGCTAGGTAATATTAATTTCCAAGTTCGTGTGGAAGAAGATGATCCACTGTTAAAAGTATTGAGTGGTGGTAAAACATGATATTTGATAAGGCGGTAAAATACGCTGAAAGGGTTGTAAAAGGTAAGGAAATTACAACAAAAGAGGTCATTATCCAGTGTAATTGGTTTTTAAGAGACTTAGAAAAGCAATATGAAGATAAGTTTGATTACTATTTTGACATGGACGAAATAGAAAAAATCGAAGGACTATTGGAATTACTTAATTTTGCTACAGGTTTAGGCGTTGCAGGAAAAACAATATTAGAGGGCTTGGAAGGTTTCCAGGCTTTTTTTCTTGTCAATATATTCGGATGGCGCTTTAAAAGCGATAAAGAAAAGTTTAGATACCGTGATATTACGCTGTTTATTCCTCGTAAGAATGCGAAGACGTTCATTTGTGCTTTAATCATTATCATCTTAATGCTAACGGAAGATGACTACTCAGAGTTCTATTCTATTTGTTTGGATCGTGAGCTTGCAGGTGAAGTTAAAAAGGCTATGACGCAAATTATTATGGCCAGCCCTGGGGTTGCTAAATACTTTGTGATTCCAAAAACATTGAGTGGCCGTATCGTTTGCACATTAACGAATAGTTTTTACCAAGCACGTACTGCAGAGGCAAATAGAAACAACTCAATTCGTCCATCTGCTTTTATCGCTGATGAAGTGGGTGCATTTAAAGATTACAAGAATATAAACGCCATGAAG